CGCCTAAATTAAAGCCGCCAAGACCGTTTCCAGAGCCGCCTTGTCCTTTAAGCATATCCTCAATCGCCTTAACGGCTGCTGGAGTTTTTGCTCCACCAAACCAACTTCCACCTTGGTCAACTTGCGCGGAACCGCCAAACAACTGTTGAGAAATTTGCTCATCAGTCATCCCTTTAGAATACATCTCATTGATTGCATCGTATTTGTCAGGATTTTCCGTCAAAAATTTACTAATCGATTCTGCTGCGGTTCTCTCCGCAGCTTGACCAAGCAACTGTTGAGAAATTTGCTCATCAGTCATCCCTTTAGCATACATCTCATTAATTGCATCGTACTTATCAGGATTTTCCGTCAAAAAGTTGCTAATCGTGTCTACTGCGCTTCTTTCCGCAGCTTGACTAGCGTAGTCAGTCATCCCTAAAGAATCACTAATACCTCCCGCAAAATCACCAATACGGCCAAATTTTCCAATACCATCCTTACCACCGCCTGCAAATAAACCACCGATACCTTTGCCTATATTTCCTACCGAAGATCCAATGTTAGAGAAACTTGCTTTTCCAAGACTGCCCAAGCCTTTCAAAAAACTTCCACTACCGGCCTTGCTGATCGCGCCAATATTTTCGCCAATAGAGCCGCCAATAGCGCCGGGGCCAGCTACAGTCAAAAGCGAAAGCGGGTTAGCTCGACCTTTTGCAACGTCATAAACCGTGAAGGCTTTGTTTGCCAGCGCTGCAATCGGCTGCCAAGGTCCGGGTATAAACTGAGCGACTTTCGCCAGCGGTTTAACGACCTTCTTAACAACTTTTTTGACGCTCTTAGCCAGCTTTTTAAAAAACCCAAACTCTTCTAAACCAGTAATAGGGTTCAGCGAAGCAATACCGACACCAACAACCATTCTTGCTGGATCTATATTTAATTCTTCAAATTTCTTCTCAATTAAACTTTCAAATTCTGGATCTTCAAAAGCTTCGGGAGGAATAACGACTTCGCCGGGTCTAACGTGAGCAAGGGCCGTATCTTCACCTCGACCAGCCTGCGCTAATTGGATCGCCATTTCTCCCATAGGTGCTTGAGATCCGACCTCTGCCGCTTCTGCCAAGTGCAAATATTGATCACGCTCAGACGGATCTTCTGCTTGAGAAGCCTGCATCATCAGCTCTTCAATTGAAGAACGAATAGCCTCGTCGGGATCTGATTGGCCTTCAGCCTCACCTTCCATCGCCTGCATCATCATTTCTTCGCGGCTTACTTCGCCGCCTTCGGCTTTTCTCAAAGCATTTATTCCTGCGCTAATTGCGTCTGTTGCAATACCAGCCTTCATTGTTGGCGGGTAAAACTTGGAGGCGTTTAACAAGGCTTCTGGAATGCTTTTTGATTTAATAAGCGCTTGAGCGTCATCAGCAACGCTTTGATTCAAACCGATAAGCGTTTTTTTAATAAAAGGAAGCGCTTTCAAAGGAATCGCTGACAATCTATCTTGCAAAGAAGCGCCTGCGCCAAGATCAGGAAGGTAAGGCTCGATTTTTAACAAATCTTCTTCAGACCTAATGCCAGTTTGATCTAGTATCATGTTCATCCGTTCTGACGGCGACAAGTTTATCTCAACCTCTTCAAGCGGCCTATCGCCCGACATGTCGTAATCGATCACTTCTTGATCCATCAGGGTGTTTATGCTGGATATGAGATCCTTCTTGTCAATCGAAGGAACCCTCATTGGGTCGAAGCCAACTTCGCCGCCTTCGGCCATGCCTAAAGACTTTCTGTACAAATCGATCTCTCTGTCAGAGAATTGCCCACTCTTCATAGGTGAGAGTGCTGCGCTCATTAAATCTTCTCTTGTCGAAGACGGTGGGTTTGCAAAATCCCTTAACGAAGACAGTTCTTTTAGGTTAGGTTTTTGAGGCAAAGATTCAATAAACTGATTAGCAGCTTTCGCGTCAAAAGCCCCGTCCTTGCCCATGATTCCTTCAAGCTCCCAAGGCCAAAACATTTGACCTCCAACTGTGACGTAATCTTTACCCTCAACCAATCCGTTGTTATCTGATTTTGGCAAAACAGACACGGAAGAGTATTGCCCGAAATCTGATTCAGAGGGCATTTCTGTCGTAACCAAATTTGGCTGGGAGTTATCACCCATCAGGTTCTGAATTCGTTGTTGTAGTTCTGGATTCATGGCGTGCTCACCGTAAGATTGCCCACTGCACTGGTTACTTGAACCCCAGTAGGATACGTTTGATGCTGGTATAAATCTCTTAACTGATTACCGTCAAACGCCTGATGGATTGATGTCGTAGTATTAAATATTATCGCACCTGTTGCGAATTGTAACTTAGAAATTTGGTCAGCGTTAAAATGTGGCGATATCGTAATATCGACCGCACCAAGGTTAATTTCAAGAATCCGAACCAAGCGATTGTAAGTGTCGCTTGTAACGGACTCGCCAATCGAAGACGGAAGGCGCGTTTCAAGCAGCCTGCTCATCCACGTCTACCGCTCTGCTGTAGGTCAACTCTGGTCGAACCAAGCCGCCATTTATAACCTTTCTGGTCGTTTACATCGTTATCATCATCGGATTCAAACCGAAAAACCACCTGTCGCGCCCTTGTTCGCAAGTTTGTAAACGTGCTGGTAGGCGTGACCTTCGTGGTTGAATCGGTGATCAATGACTGACCGGGAAAGTTTCTGCGCTTTACAACAATATTCATGGCAGGGTTATTGCTAACGCCTGTATCGGTCACGAATGCCATGTCTGGGATCATCTTCTTCATAAACACGTCATATTCACCCGCAGAGATGTCGATATCTGCTGATTCGATATAAACGCCAGACATAGGCTCAAGCCCATCATCATAGCCAGTCTCATGGTTGTACAACAGGCTTTGGCCAGAAGACTGAGCTGCAGCAATCGGCAAGTCTTCAATACCTGCATCAAGCCAACCGTATCGAGTCATGCTACCGATAGCCCAAGTCTGCTCAAGGTAGTTATAAGTGACATACCGGCTAATCTCGCCAGTTCCGTCTTCGATCGATGGGTAGAAGAACCAAATCTCGTTATACCGAGAATTGATGCTCATGAAGGATTTAAACGCTTGGTTCAAGTCGATATCGTTGAAGACGTATTCTTGAACAGTGCAAGGCAGTCGTTGCACAGAGCCGTTGTAAAAGTTGAGTCCTGTCTTGGAAGCAAAAAACACGCCGCTTGGAGAGTTTGCCGCAGCATTTGGTGACAGTAAGCCAGCGCCTTCGTTCACCAAGTTAACGGCAAAGGTAAGGGGTGGCCCAATAAAGGTCATCGAGTAGAGTGATGTATCGGTCCATATCAGTATTTCTTGCCGAGACTTTAAGCCGCCCACAATAAAAGAACCTGAAGATAACCGAACGTCACCCGCGCTGTTTGTTGTAGTTGGCTCAAAATCAAGCTCGTCCTCTGCTGACGAGAAAGCAACAAGCATCGGGTCAATCGCGCCCGTTCTTGCTCCGCCAGAAACAGGATCAGCACCCAAAACCACGAGATGACGGTCTGTCTCCGACGTAATTACCTGCAGCCCAACCGTCGGAACCTGCCTAGCGCCTGATCGACCTGCCAAGCTCACAGCTCTAACGGATACGCCTGAATTTTCAATCCATTCGTAAATACCAGCGCCGCGAGGGTTGATGATCAGGTTCTCGCCGAAATTATCGTGCGTCCAGATTCTTAACTGGTTAACCGCCGAGATTGTTGAAGCAGAACCCCAGCCGCCAGCACCCCATGTTCCAACACCCCAGCCGCTGCTGTTAACGTAAGTGTCGAGGCCAACATTAATTTGATAAGTGCCAACGGTGCTCGAACCGCCGTTTCCAGTATCCGAAGAGTTTGCAACAACCGTGTCGCCGCTAGTGTCTTTTGCGACTATCTGGTAAGCGTCTGCGGTTGTGACAAGTAGTATTTGATATTCTTGGTTCAAGACGATATCGGTAATAACACCGCCTAAAGTCGTCGCGCCGCTAAATGTGACAAAGTCGTTTGTTACAGCGCCATGCCCTGTGTCTGAAATCGTTATTATTGATGAGCCGTCGGTCGCTGCAAATGTAACGTCGCCTGCGGAAGTCGTCGATCTAATAGGGGTAACGTCGTTGTAGGAGTCGCCCTCCTCTATGTAATATTTCCAAGTGGTGCCAATTCCTAAGAATTTGGTTCCGCCAAGAGAAATCCAAGAATGAAGTGCGCGACAGATTCCGAGAAAGTATTGACCGCCAAGCTGCGCCCAGCCGCCAATTTTCTCGACCCTACCTTTGCGGAATCGTATTAAATTGCCATCGACCCAGCCGCCTTTAGCGCTGTAGTCGGTAGCCTCCTTGTTGATTCCGGGC